ATTCTAGTAACTTTAATTTCGAGGTCTTGTCTAAAGTCATCCACAGTAGTGTCAGTATTGGGATCAGCAACATCAGAATCAAACTCAGCTTTATTAGCATAAACTTTTCCTGTTCTTTTATGTTTTATTACCTCTGTAGCCACTGCTGGTATTTTTGGTAAATCTTTCATTTTATCTTCCTTGACGATTGTAAGCCTTATAACTTCTTTTCTCAGATTTTGAAAGACTTTTTTTATGCCTTCGAGGCCTCTTCCTAGGCTTTGGTCTGGGAGTAAAGCTTACAAATTTTTGTCTAGCCATTTTCTTGAGATCTATCTATTTGAGCGTAGCTAATAGCACCTTGAATTGCATTGCTTCCTGTAGCTGCCTGTACTGTTATTGCATCACCTGCTTCTAAATTTAAGCCTTGTGGTGTAGCATTAACTTGTGATTTAGCACCTACCTCATCTCTAAAAAATTCATATTCAGTGCTTGAATCAGAAGCATCTACCAAATTCATGTTAACTAATATACCTGAAGAAGCATCATTGTTTGCACAATAAACACTTTTAACAATTATAGTTGCATCAGTAGGGCATGTAAGTGCAGTAGTCTTACCTGTACTTGCTTGTTTAAATCCTTGATTTTTGTATCGTATGGTCATGATAAAAAGTAATTAAATGCATCCTGTTCATTTTTTAATTCTTGTTGATAAGAAGTGTTTAATTTATCTTTTAGTGTTTGTAAAGATTGAGCTACTTGTCTTTGATTATCTTCAGTATAAACTGGTGTAGGTTCAGGTATAATTATATCTACCCTAGCCATTATCTGTACTGACCTCCTGCTCCGTATCCTTCTCTTCCTGCATCTTGAGAAGTAAACCCTCCTCCACCATTTCCTTGTCCATCAGGCGCAGTATATTGATTTGTTTTTTGAAAATCTTGTGGAGTTTGTGTAACTGATCCAAATTGACCTTTGTCTATTCTATCTTGTAAATCTTTGTTTGATTCTCTTGCTATATTTTTTTGATTTTTATAGTTTGCAAATTTTTGTTTTATACCTCCGAACAAAGAACTAATACCTGCACCAACGGGTCCTAATAATGCCATACCAAAAGGATTTGAATAAAGTGCATTCATACCTAATACTTGTCCAAGTGCTGGTAATCCAATTTTTTTACCTACAGTCTCCAATGCTTTTTGTTTTGCAATATTTTTAAATACTTCCATTGGAGCAGGAAAATTTATATCTCTAGGGTTTGGCTCAAAAACGTTATCTTCTTGTGGAAGAAGTCGTGGTAATCCTATTGGTTCATTAAAATCTTGTTGCATTATCCTCTCATACCATCTGGTTGAACATCTGCTCTAAAAGTGCCAAATCTCCAGCTTTGACCAGTAGAAGTGTTAGCAACTTTTAAACTTGCAAACCTTGATCTTGCACGTGTATCAATCTTATCAGTAGAACTTGTAATTGTAAATGGTCCTAATGGAGAGGATGCTGCGGTGTCCGTTGGATAGTCTCTTAAATTAATTGTTACTTGAGCGTCACCAGTTAATAATTTAAAGTCTGGAACAAATCTTCTCATACTCATAAATACTTGACCATCACCATCTACTGCTAAATCAAAATCTCCTGATTGAATAAAAGCAGGTATAGCCGTAGGAACACCAGTTCCATCAACTTGGTCGTTTCCTATTTCATGAGCATAATAAGTTGTAGCGCCATTAGCTGTCGTAACACCTTGTATTGTTGGAAAAGTAGGTGTACCTGTAGAAGAAAATTCAGTTGCATAAGGATTGTCAAATAATGTTGCATCAAAATAAGTAGTTCGTGATAATGATCCGGTAGTCCATGTTTGTTCAGAATAATTATATGTCACTACTCTATCTATTAATTCAGAACCGTTTTTTGGATAAAACCAATTTATCTCACTGTAAAGGTGATTAGCACCTGCATATATTTGTTCTCCATTTGCATAGCTTAAACCAAGATTGTCACCACCAGTAGTAAATACAAAATCTTCAACTAAACAAGGAACTGATTTTACTGTACCATCGTAAACAAAAAAACCACCTGCTTGACCCATCCACCAAACTGCACCGTTTGCATACTGCATTGCATGTTGTCCTATTGCCCCGCAGTTGCTTCCTACTTGCCTAATAGAAAAAGTAAAAGGTGGACCTACAAACTGCATTACATATGCAGATGTGTCAGTTAAAATTAAAATGTAATCTTTACCTCTCACAGCTCCAACAATTTTAGTACCCGAATCTATTCTAAAAGTTCCAGCAGTGTTTATCGAAGTAGGCGTATAGTCTGATATATTTTCTTGATCTGAAAATCTTATAAACATTTTATCTTGTGTAGATGATGTACCAATAGTTGTTTCTGTCCCTAAAATTATTAAGTGCCTGTCTCTTTCTGAAACAATTGACATCACTGATTTTGTTGGTGCACCACTTACTACTGTAGCTCTAGTTGTTAAAGCTGCAGGAACAGTGCTTATAGTATCCCATTCAAAAGTTTTACCATCTTTTATAGTTGCAATTAATTTTGACCCAAAATGATCTAATGACCAAGATGCTGATTCTAATACAACGCCACCTGTTAATGAAGCAGAGCCCCAGCCTAAGTAAACTTCAACAGAAGCTCCAGTTGAATGAGCAGTTCTTGTTCCTGCAACTCCTCTGGTAATACCAGTTAAATCATTTGTAGATATGCCAGTGTAAGAAATAAATTCTGTTCCTACTTTTATAGTTCCTGAAGTTGGAAAACCAACAACTGAAGATAATGTAATTGAAGTTCCAGAGCCACCAGTTCCGGCTGTATCATCTTGCAATAAACCATTTAGTGTAGATATCACTCCAGAAGATCCTCCCCACCCTGATGTACCATAACCAAAACCAGCAGTTTGGTTTAATGGCCCTACTACAACATAAGGATTTATCGTTGCTGCCCCACTCGCTGCAACAGTTGTGCCAGCGTTAGCTGCCATGGTAATTGTAAACGTATCTTGACTAGGTGTTGTTACTACTTCAAACGTATTTGTAGTAAAATCTGCTGCAGTATATCCAGCTCCCGTAGGAGGTGTCACAGATGTAAAAGTAAATAAGTCTCCTGCTGATAATCCATGTGCAATTTTATTTACTGTTACCGTTGGACTGGTATTAGCTGTAGTAAAAGTAGCTCCAGTAATCGCGGTGTCTAAAGGAGTAATATCATAAAAAGCACCTTCAAAATAAATTAATAAAGTTTTGCTAGTTCCTATAGCTGCATATCTTCTTCCGTCTAAATCAGCCCATACAAGTTGATCTCTAGCTGCTCCAACTAGAGTCTTTGTTGTAATTTGTTCCCAACCACCTATTTTTTCAGGTAGTCCATATCTAAATCTTACAAAGTCTCCATCAGTCCACTGACCCTCTGCTCCAGTAGCTGTGACTTGTTTATTAAATCCAGGTCTTATTTGTACTTTTGTTAATGGCATATAGATATTATACCTTATTGAGATTGTATTTAAAACCTATGTATGGGGTTCTCCAGGTAAACTTCTTTGATCTAAAAAATAATTAGAAAAAGGACCAAATTTGTCAACATAATGCATAAAAATTTGTGCATTGTGGTCTCCAGTAAATTTTTCTCTTCTATGTTTTAATTCACAACCTAAATAAATTGCTGCATCTCCTGGTTTTAATATAATTGGATTATCATTTATATAAATTGGCCATTCTTCTCCACCATTACTAATATTAATTGTAACACTTATTTCACAAGAGGGTCTATCTGTATGTTCCTTAAGTTGAGAGTCAAAAGTATACATTCTCCAATAAGAATAAGTAGGTGATAATTTTAAACCTGTTAAATCATTCATTTTATTTATACTTCGCATCATTAAAGATTCAGTAAAATAATCTGCGTAAAATGCACTATCATAATTACCTTCTAGTTCATCTCTGTTTGGGTTTTCTATAGTATCGGTTTGTCTATGTTTAATTTCACAGTAAGTGCTAGCTAAATCTAAAACTTCTTTACTTAAAAAATTTTCTATTTTTTTATATTTAAAATCTCTTATAGTGCCCATGATACAACTGAATACCTTGTTCCTTTTGTTACTTTATTTACTTTATGTGGATACATAAAATTACTAGGCCAAACAATTAATCTACCTGGTCTTGTTTCAACCTTAAATTCGTTGTTACCTTGAGGATCTATAAAAGAAACCTCACCACCTTCATAATCATTATTTAACAACAATATACAACTTAAAGTTCTTGGTACAAAATGCCCATGATCAATATGATATATATAATGATCACCTTCATTATATTTTAGTAATTGAATATCATTTACTCTTATACCTTCTAAATGTTTTAATTTTTTATTTTCTTTATATTTAGCTAACCCATTTAAGAACACAGACAATAAATTATTTCCCCAACGAACATCTGTTAAACTTTTTGCATTTCTATTTAAGTTAACACTTTTTGCACTTCTTATGTGTTTTTTTAATAAACCATTCTCATCTTTAGAGGGACCTACCTTTGCATCTTCAAAAACTTTTTCTCTTTTTGCGTATACTTCTACTATTCTTGCTACCATTCTAATATCAACAGCATTGTCTTGAATATCAATTAAATCTTTTACCTCCATTTTTTTTTCTGCCATATTCTATCTCTATATTGTCTTATAAAATTTGTATTCCATACTGCTAAAAATTTATTTAGTGTATAATCTTTTTCCTCTGTAATTTTCATTTTCCAATTTTCTCTTTTAAAAGGAATCACTTGTACTATAGGCGATCCTCTTTTTACCAAATGTTCAAAATTATTTTTATATTTATCACTATTTAAGGATATAGGAAAATTAATTTGTCCTCTAAAAATATCAGTATCAACAATACCAGCTATTGCTTCAAATCTATCGTCAGAATTATTTAAGGGATTTACAAACAAACATGAGTATCCAGGAGGAGTTTTTATAATCCAAGGATTTAATATTTTTAAAAAGGCTGGCATGTTATTTTTTTTAACTAATGGAGAACCTTCCATTTGCATTTTAGGATGATGTGTGTGATTATTTGCAGCATTTATATTATAATCTGTTGGGTTTCTACCTAAAGAATATTCTACCCAACTGTTTTCTCCATCGTTTTTAATAATAAAATCAGTTGAATTTTTAATTATGTAACCAGCTGAAATAGCATCTAAAAAAGGCATACAGCCTTTTACTGTTTCATAGCCTTTTTCGTGTTTTAGTTTTTTGTACCAATCTGGAATATTTAATAACGAAGGGACAGGATAAATATCTTTGTTATTTTCTATATAAAATTTATCAGCTTTAAATTGAATTATATTATCCCTAGAAAACATATACCTATATATACATTTTTTTTACTTAATGTAAATTTTATTTAGTAATAAAACTTACAAAATCTGGACATCTTGTGCTTATATCATTTTTGAAAGATGTGCCTAACGGAAAGCTAATAGTAGATGAATCTATTTCATTGACTTGTTTTACATAATTTTCAAAACCTTCAGTATGATATTTAGCAGCGTAAGTGTAATTTTGACTTAATTCTGCAAGGTCAGCTTTTAAAGCCATTAAACATTGATCGTATTCTTCTTTAGTTTGACAAATAGGAGCATCTACAAATGTAATATTTCCATTATCTGAATTAATTATTTTAGACCCGTTTACTAACTGTGTGTATTGTTCTTGTGTAATTATCTCAACATCAAATGTCCATTCATTAGCTACAGATTCACCATCTGCTAAAGCTAAACCTAACGAACCTTCACTTTTATTTTGGTCTTTGTTAAATAATAATTTTGCCATATTAATCCCCTATATTTTCGTAAATTAAAATAGCACCGCCTCCAGCAGGTCGGTTTGGGGTATTATTTGAACCTGAACCCGAACCACCTCTTCCAGAACCAGCTCCCGGAGATTGTCCTTGGCCAGTTAACCAAGTATGGCTTATACCTGTTGCTGGCATTGTTAAATTTGAATCTGTGTAAATTGCAGTTGCTCCTGGTGCGTTTCCTGGATTACCACTTTCTCCACCGTTTCCACCATTTGCAACAAAGTTACCAAATACTGATGGGTTTCCTCCAGTCCCTGAAGTTGGCGCTGTTGGAGCTCCAGCATTACCCACTGAAATTGGAACTGTAAAAGGTTGTGAAATTGTAGTGCTAAATAATCCTGCACCACCAGTCCCTGCAGTAGCTTGGGAAGAAGGTCTGTTAAAATTACCAACCATTCCTCCTCCACCAATTAATACAACATTAATTTTTGTTGTAGCCGGATTAGCTGTAAATGTTGAACTTAAACCTGCATCCGTATTTGAATCAGTTAAACTTGTGTGTGTTAAAATCATTGAAGGAGCTCCAGCTGAACCAGATGAAGCAGCAGTTAATCTTCCTTGTGCATCAACTGTAAGATTAGCCGTTGTGTAAGATCCTGCAGTCACAGTAGTGTTAGCAAGTTTGTCTGCAGTTACGGCATCGTCAGCTATGTTAGCAGTTGCAATTGCATCGTCTGCAATCGCAGCGGTTACAACAGCGTCATCAGCAATAGCTGCTGAGACAACAGCATCATCAGCAATTTTAGCAGAAGTGACAGCATCATCAGCAATTTTTGCGGTAGTTACTGCACTATCAGCAATTTGTGCTGCGGCTACTGTACCCCCTAAAGTATCTAGAGATATTTCTTTTAAATTTGTTCCGTCAGAATATGCAGCATAAATTTTTGCAGCATCTAATGTAAAACCAGTTCCTGATGCAGTTTTAATTGTAAGGTTGCTTGGATTAGTTAAACCTGTTGCATCAAAAATATAAAATTTTTCTATACTATCTGGTATTGTACAAACTGTACTAGCAGCAATTGATGCTGTTGCAAATTTGATTACCATATTTCTAGCATTAGAAATAGTTTTATCAGTCATCGCTAAAGCTAAAGTTCCACCACTAGATAGTGTTACTTGCTCAAAACCAGCAATGGCTTGTTGAATTAAATTTAAATTATTGTTTGTATTGTCACCCCAAGTACCGGCATTTTCACCAGTAACCATAAGTTCGAGTTTTAAATCAGTTGAATAACTAGATGTCATAAAAAAATTCTCCTATAATAATTACAATTATACTTAACCTATGCTGCTAAATCAACCTCTGTCCATACATTAGTAACACCAGGATCGATTTCTTGCCACGCAGTTATATTAACACTACCCAAAGAAGCCGTCAATTGTATACCAGTTACACTAATATTAGCCACCCCAGTCACTGTAACTGAACCTACTGAACCTGTTAATTGTTGACCAGAAACTCCTATAATTTGACCTGGTATTTCAGCATGTTGCCCTAATGATAGGGTAGCTGTTTGTCCTGTGACTGGTTCAGTTGTAGACTGTTCCAAAGCGATTGTGCCAATTGACATAGTTGCTTGAATTCCAGAAACATCTACTGGTGTTTTAAGACCAGCAATAGTTGTGCCTATAGAACCAGTTAATTGACCTGCACTTGATACAGTTACATTTGCATCTGCATCAAAAGTTGATGTACCAATAGTAAAATCAAGTTGATCCTCTGCTGCAAAAACAGTTATGTCTTGGTCAATTTTTAAAGAAAAGCTACCGAGTGTTGAAGTAAGTTGTTGTCCAGTTACGCTAGCTGTAAAATCTGCTGATGCTGTTGCTGTTCCAATAGTGGATGTTATTGTTTGACCTGTGGCTGCTACTGAAAAGGCTTCACCCCAAGCTAAATTACCCCAAGCTCTTCTACCCCAACCAATTCCTGTTAATTGTGATTCGTCAACTGTAGCTGCTCCAATGCTTGAAGTTGCTACGCTTCCAGTTACAGGCACGCCAATTCCAACAACTGTGCTTCCAACAGCCATTGATTCTAAACTACCAGTAACTAATACTAAAGCAGAAGTACCACCAACAGTTGTTCCTTGTGATGATGTTAATTGTATGCCAGTAACGTTTACATCTGCATTTGCAGAAGTTGTTACAGAGCCTTGAGCTGTAGTTATTGAAAGTCCTGATCCACCCCAATCATTAGAACTCCAAGTGGATTGACCCCAATATTCGGAGCCTGGCGACTGAACTGGAACTGTAATGTCAGCCACTAGGCTCCTCCTTTAAATTAAGCTAATCTCAAAATAGCAGCAGATGTTGTAAATGCTGGGAACTGAATTGTAAAAGTTCCAGACGTTGCAGTTTTATCTCCACCAAAATCTAACACCGCTACAGCGTCAGTAGTATTTGAACCACCGTTTGTTTGAGTGTTATAAATTAGTGCTCCTCTTGCAGTAAGAGTTACACCTACGAATGATAAATCAGCAAAATCAGTAATAGCTACTGATGATGAAACTTTAACACCTTGGTTTACTAAAGCTTTACCGCCAGCAGAATATCCTGATGGTGATGTAACTTCATTTGGTGTTGTGTAGTTTGTAGTAGACTTACCTAATGTAGCTGAGTTTGTGTACATCGCTAATTTGTATGTATCTGTTGATGCATCAAAATCGTGACTTCCTTGAAGTAATTCTTTTTTAAAAGAATCACAAATTGCATTTGTTGTTATTGCCATAATTATTCTCCTTAATATGTTGTATTAGGAGTAGGACTTGGAATTTTAACTCTTGGAACTCCATCATCATACTCCGCTCGTCTTCTTCTGCCCATTTGTTGTAAAGCAAAATTCTGTACCTCTTCATTATACTTATCAAAATACTGTTTGTACATAGCCTCAGGACCTTTCAAAAACCTAAAAGCTTCTGTTAATACACCATGCAAAAGCATAGATTCTTGGTTAGTCGAAATATAAGTATTAGTAGTGCTTGTAAAATTTGGAGGACTTTTAATGTAATTTACTTGTACTGTATCTGCTGTTGCTGGTGTTGGAGCAACTAAAATTACAGGTCCTTGTTGAACATTATCTTCCCAATTAGCATAGTATTTAGGTGTGCCTGTCGTATTATCATTGGGTGCAAATTCAGAAATAAAACTAGTATCTCTTTTTTCTAAAAAAGTTCTATTATTACTACTGTCAATAACTTGCACAGATCTTATGACTAAGGCATCAGATGGTAAAATGACATACCTATTTCCTACAGTAAAATTAGATGTCACATATTTTCTCAGGTCATCATAATCAACTTTACCTGCAATATCTAATTCTACAAATCTAATAAAATCATTTATAATAGCATCAGTTAAAACTGTGCTACTTACTTCTGTGTAGTTTCTTACCTGAGTTAAAAAATTTGAATGTGTTACAGCCATTATGAAATACTCACTGTTGTTAAACCTAAAGTTAAATTAATTTCTCTTTTTCTATTTTGTACTGCTGGATCTGCTGGTGTCATAGTTGTAATATTATTTCCTTCAACTGACTCAGTTGGTGCTCCAACAGTTAAGAAAGCAAATTGTCCAGGTAATGTTAAGTTAGCTGTTGCCATACCTTGTCCACCAGAGCTAGCAATTGTTACATCACTTGTATTATCATTTATAAAAGGTTGTGTTGGTGTTTGAAATTTCATATTTCTAGAATTTTGTAAAGCAATAGCATCTGCAGTTGCATGTTTTCTTCTTATCTGTGGGTGTTTAGGTTCGAATTCAGAGTAATGAACTAAAGAACCATTCCATTCTTTAACCATTTCTGTATATGGAAATGCCATACCAGATCTATCTGATATTGCCTGACTTCGTTTACCTGTTGCGTA